ATGGCATTGCACGCCACGTATTTGGCGTTTTCAGACAAGCCGGACGAATTTTCAGCATTCATCGGTGCGCATGCTAGGCCAGTTGCACCAGGGGTCTTCATCGTTGAAGGCAAGAACGCGCGACAGATCGTCAAAACGCTCGCGGAAGCAGCAGGCATTGCAGTGTATGTGGTGGAGGTTAATCTCGCCGACATTGAAAGGCTTGCTTGAGGCAAAGTGCCGGATCACGGCGCATGACGCCGCTCCGGCTGCTGGCTGTTTTTCAAGGTGGCCCGCCTGTCAGCTGTCTCCCACGCGGTTACACGAACAGCAAGCCCCTGTCCGCGTAGGGTGACGCCTCGGCTTCCGGCGCGCTGGTCGCGGCGCCCACGGCCATTGCCAGCGCCACCAGGCCGTCGATGCGTCCCGTTGCCTTGGACTTGTCCAGCTTGCGACCGCCTGCCGGGTCTTTCGTCACCACGGCGTTAGCCGCGCACATGGTCAGCGCTGGGTGCATGCCGTGCGCGATGCGGCCGTTCAACAGCTCCGCTTCCAGCGCATCCAGTGCGGGGGCCATATCGCGGAAGCCTTGCCCCATTGGCACCAACGGCAGCTCGATGCCCAGCCGTTCCAGGGACTTGCGAAACACGTCAATGCGCCAGCGGTCGAAGGCGATGGCGCGTAGATCCAGGTCCGCACACAACTCCACGATTTCCGCAGCGACGTGGTCATAGTCCACGCTGGCCCCAGGCGTGGTGCGCAGGAAGCCTTGCCGGTGCCATACTTCGTAGGGCGCGCGATCACGCGCGGCACGATCACGCAGACCATCGCCCGGCGTCCAGAAATACGGCTGCACATTGCCATGCAAGTCGTACAGCACGAAGGCGGTTAGGTCGGTGCGTGCGCTCAGGTCTAGCCCGCCATACACCGGCCCCACAAACTCGGCTGGCTGCTCGCCGTTGGTCTTCCACACGTTGGGCGAAACGAACGGCGACACTACGGACACGCGCTGATTCAAGATCAAATTGCGGAACGTGTTTTCCATGCTCGGCATCCGCGCAGCCTGTTTGGCTTGTTCGCGCACGTCGTCCAGCGAGCGGAACGTACCCAATGCAGGGTTGGCGGCACGCCACGCGCTTTCGTCGTCCAGGTCGGCACCTTCCTGCGCGCTGTATTGGCGACACACCATGCGGTGGTCGTCGGATCGCTGTGCATCATCCAGCCAAATCGAAAACAGGTCTGCATCGCTGGCTGCCTGCGTGCTGATAGCGATCAGCAGCGGTTCTGCGTGGGCGCCCTGGCTGGTGGTGATCGCGTCAACGAAGTCAGACTGCGGCCCGCGCACCTGGCCGATTTCATCCAGGATCGCCAGCACCGGGGAAAGTCCGTGCGCGGTCTTGCCGTCAGCTGCCAGCGCTTTGTATTCGGTGTTGCGTGGGAGTCCGATCAGACGCTTGCCGCTCGGGATGATGCGCACGATTTCCGACAGGCGCGGCGACAGCTGCACCATCTTGGCAGCCAAGTTGAACACCAATGCCGCCTGGTCGCGGCTCATCGCGCCAGAGACGATTTGCGAATTTTGTTTGGCCTCTGGCCCGACAAGATGGGCCAGAAGCAGGGCTGCGATCAGGCCGGTTTTTCCGTTTTTGCGACCAATGGAAAGCATCGCGCGCCGTGTGCTGGCGGGGTTGTCGTACACGCTGGTGATGAACTCGCGCTGGAACTCGGCCAACCTCATTGGCTTGCCGACGTGCGCACCGTCTGGGATCAGGCAGTACGTTTCAATGAATTTAATAACCTTGCCCGCCCGCGTGATCATTGCAGCCTCGCGCCGGGGATCAGATCGTCATCATCACGCTGTTGCGTCGCGGCACGCGCCTGGTTCTCCAATTTGAGCGCGTTGCCTTGATCCTGCGCGCGGCCCTGTGTCGCCTCGGCGTGGACTTGGATCATGCGGGCGAGGGCAACGGCGCGGCGTCCGGCTGCTTCCAGCAGCTTGTGCGCAGGGTGCGGCTTGCCGTCGCCCAGAACGTCGCCCTGCTTGTCGATCAGGGCGCGCAGACGCTCGATGTCCGCATACAGGCGCGCAAGCTCGGCTGCATTCGTCAGGTCTAGGTCGTTCCAGCGATCACGCGCGCGGTTGGCGATCACGCGGGGCCAGAACTTGAGCGCAGCAGCAGACAGGCGTACGTGCGCAGGCGGCTCAAGCATCGGCAGGGCTGCATTCTTGGTCGCCTCAACCGCAGCGGTCGCACTGTCAGCGCGGCGCGCACGGGGCGCGGCTTTCCGGACATTTGGCATTAGTGTACTCCGCAGTAAAGATATTGCACTTAGGGATTGAAAACGATGGACAGCCGGTCTAGTAAGTCGGAGGTTTTTTGTGATTTTCATCAATCAGAAAATATTTCTAACCAGCCCCGAACAGGATCAGCCGGGATACCGTGGACGTTGCATCCAGGCAGCGCAGCATTGTTTCCACGCGCAGTCTTCATGTTGTGGCACTGCTCGCACAGCGCCTGCAAATTAGACAAAGAATTGTCAGCAGGATCACCGCTGATATGGTCCACCACGGTGGCGGGAGTAACCCGGCCGCACCGCTTGCAATGCCGACACAGCGGTTCGGAGTCAATAATCTGTGCACGGAATTTCCTCCAAGCATGCGAGTTCAAGGGAATGGCGCGACGCGGATCAGCATCACGTCCTGTCTGACGGTTTCGGCTCATGGCTGCGGAATCCAGCGATGGGCACGCAGCAGGGCCAGTGCAGCAGCCGGAATATCGCTCCCCACGCTGCCATCGCGGTGCACATAGAACGCACCGAACGTGATCAGCACTGCGCCCCGAATGTCGGGAAGGAAAGCAATTCCCGTAGCGTCATCGTTCGGCACCACGCTCGCGTAGACGTTACGGTTCAGCACTGCGAAACATGCCGCTTCTGCAGCTGCCAATAGAACGGCCACGCTGCTATCGTCGGCGTCCGCGCGCACGTAGTCGATGGCGTCATCAATCGTTGTCAACATCGGACACCTCCAAGGCAGGAAGGTTTTCAAGCCTGCGCACTTCGTTGACGGTCATCCAGCCGGCAGCGATGGCGCTGGCGTAGAACGCTGCACGCGTCTCAGGCGCACCACGCAGTAGACCTTCCACGCTGTGTTCGGCCAGATAGCGGCGACGCGCGACCGGCCCCAATAGCTGCCGGGAAATTTCGGCCTCCCACATGGCGATCCAGCGGGCCAGCGAGTAGCGAACGAACTGGCTACCAAGTTCGATGACGTTGGTGTACGTGGAATGGCTCAGGTCTTGAATCATGGTGGGCGGGATGCGGAAAATGCGTGCCACGTCTTCAACTGCCAACTTCTGTGCGCTGATCCACTGCAGATCTTCCAGCGTGGTGGAGAGCGGCTTGTACGAAAGACCCCATTCCAGGACCGGCGTGCGGCCATGGTTAGCCGCACCGCCATGGCGCGCTTGCCATTGCTCAGCGATCCGCGATACCTGCTTTTCATCCAGGCGATTCGGAGTTTCCAGCACGCCCGATGGCATCGCACCGTTCTTGAACACAGCGGCACCATGCTCACGCTGCGCAAGGCTCAGGCCCAGTTGATCGCGTGCAATGGCGATGCGTGAGCGTCCCGCGATGTCTCCAGGCTCGGTGCGGTCAGCCAGATGGAACAGTTCGTGTGGTAGCAGGCGTTCACCGTTGGGAAGATCGTAGGCCCATCGTCCGCTCGGTAGCTTGATGACGCTCACCTCGCGCGTAGGGATCGGATGCAGTGCAGTCAGCTCACCGGCCGCGTTGGTTTCGATGCGTGCATAGGCGTTCCCGTGCAGCAACACGCTTGCTGTCATGGATTCGCGGAAGGCCACGCCGGTCTGGCATTCGTTCGGCTGGCGCAGCACGCGCGACAAGGGATGCTCATCGGCGCGCACGCGCTCGCCGTCGTCCTGACGCTGGTAGACGTGCAGCGGCAGCGTGGCGGTGGATTCGCTCAGCGCCTGCACGGCGGCAAATACGGCGGTCAGGCTTTCCGCTGCGTTCGCGTCAACAAACTGGCCCGATGCACTCAATGCACCGCGATTGATGAGGGCCGACCAGGAAGGATCTGTATCGCGCTTCTCGGCGCGCTTGAAGGGCCATAGGTTCATCGGCATGTCTCCAACCACAAGCGTGAGCGTTCCATCCACGTATCCAGCTGTTGGCGGCTGCGCAGACTCACGGTGGTGGTGGGGTAGGCGGGCCAAGCCTGCACGATGCTGACTTCATGCAAAGCGACTTCATGCAGCGTGCGCACGTCACCGGCCCAGCTGTCCCGCACCACGGTGAAACCAAAAGAAACACCGCCCAGGTCACCACGTTGCGCAAGCTCGCGCAGATCGCGCCCGGTGGACGTATCCGGCAAAGTGAGGCGGTACTCAAGGCCGGCAGCCGTTTCGATCAGTTCAAGGCTTCGCGTGCGCGTGCGGCCCAACACCTTGGCAGGGTCGTGATCGGCCAGCGCCAGCACGTCGGTGCCAGATGCCAGCGAGCGCGTGAATGCGCCGGGCGCGATGACCTCCCGAAAATCAGCGATACGAGTCTCAACGCCGAACGGTGCGGCCACTCCGTAGAGTGACCGGCCGTCAACGCTGGAACCCGATGCGAATCGAAGTTCCAGATTCATGGTTACGCCTCCTTGGCAACGACGAAAGCCGCTTCGTGACGCACAGCCACGTCCACCGTTGCCATCGCACGCACCAGCACGCCGCCGCGACGGTACGGCGTTTCGGCATACGGGTTGACCAAAATTTCCACCGCGCCCCACTGGCCCAGCAGAATTTGCGACCAGTCCCCCAGGATGGCGGTGTTGGTCGGCGCAGCGTTGCTCGATGCCACCGGAAGTTCACCGATGCGTGCGGTAGTTGCCACGTAGTCGCTGCCTGCACTCGGTGCCTTGAGTACCTTGCGCAGCGCAGTGAGGATGCCGGGGCTGGTGTACCAGCCGGACGGGGTGATGTTCAGCGCCGCCAACTTCTGCTCGATGTCCAGCACTGCAGCCCAGCTGCCCGGCAGTTCGGTAACAGTCTGCACGCCAGCACGGCCGATGATGCCCTGCGGCTGGCCGTTTGCACCCGTGCCCGCAATGATGGCCTTGTCGATGGCCGATGCCACTGCGAAAGACAATTCCTCGCGCACCAGGTCCTCAATAGCCGGCGCGCTCTGTTGGATCAGCTGGCGGCTCATTTCGGTGATGCCGCCAACATGGCGCGGGGTCAGGGTGACGGATTCAAAATCCATCTGACTTTCCGGCAATGGCTGACCTTCCGCCACCCAGCCGCTGGACAAGCCGGCACCCGCCTTGGGAATGGACACATTGCCGGTCAGACCTGTGAGTGTGCGCACGCCCAGGCGTTGCACCAGCAACGAATTGCGCAGCGGCCCGATATACAGGTCTGCACGGTGCTGCGTGGCGATCAGCTCGGGTGCGGTCGCGGTGGTGTTGGCGCGTTTCTCGAATGCGGACAGCGGAACCAGAATGCCGCCGTGTTTGGCGGGACCGTGGCGGCGCTCCATTTCGACATGCTGCTCAGCAGCAGCACCAGTGAGCGCGCGGCCTTCAATGCCGGCGCGCAGCACGTCCAGCAGACTCACACGCTGCTCCGGGTTGTCGATGCGGGTAGGTGTGGCAGCGCGGCGGTCCAGATCGTCCAGATACTGTTGCCGCTGTTCGGCGGCTTCCAATTCGGTGATCGCGGCCTTGGCCTTTTCAAACTCGGCCTGGTTGTTTGCTTCCAGCGCGGTGCGCGCTTCGGCGATGAGGGCAGCTTTGCGCTGGCGAATTTCGATAATGGTCATGTTTTTTTCCAGGAGTGAAGGGATATCCCGGACGTACTAGATGACCACGCGGATGTGTGCTGCAAGCGTTGGATGCGCAGGGATGTAGCTGGACGAATAACAGTGTCTTATGTGAAAGAATCTGCGCAGGATGCCCACACGGGGGAGTGGCGCAAGTGGCGCATGCCCATATATGACGGCGCTGGCGGAATAAAGCTCTAAAACTCTTTTTTTTCCTAGGTTGCTAATTCCAAATCTTGCGCCACTTGCGCCACTATTTAGCTGAAAGCCTTACGGCCCAAAGGTTTCAGGAGTGGCGCATCTAGGGATGGTCTGATCAACGGCATCGGAGGATGAGCCTAACCACATCGACCAGGCTGACGGCGCTCAGATCCTCGATTTTTTTGCCGTTTCCGGCGCGTTTGCAGGGTGTTGCCCGGGCTACAGGCGCACGCTCCCCATCGTCGGCAGTAACTGCTTTCGCTTCATCCACAGGTTCGATAGCGCAAACAAGGTCAGCACCTGCGCGGTGTTCTTGGCCAGGCCGCGATAGCGGACCTTGGTGTAACCGAACTGGCGCTTGATCACCCGGAATGGATGCTCCACCTTCGCGCGCACGCTGGCCTTGAAGTGTTCCCAGCGCTGTTCCCGAGCACGCTCCCG